TGGAAAAAGTTGGACCATCGTAGGTGTAATTCCTACTATTGACTTTACACTTTTTCATTCCCATAAAAAGGGCATTTTAAATGAGAAAAGGTGTAAAAAAATTCCTAATTCTGATTTAATAAAATATTTCACATCTAATAAAGAAGACAAACTTTCTGTAATTTTTGAAGGAAATGCGCATTCTATTCTTTATTCTAACCCAACTCTTGATACATTGGTTGATAAAATCTATATGATATCAGACCCAAATGATGAACATAGATATTTTTTATCACTTCTTGTAAGTGGAGATTCTTCAAACTGCAAAATTTTCGGACTTTTTGTTTATTTTGATTCACACGGTAATGTATCTAATTTAGTTATTATTCCTAAATTGTTATTGCAATATGATTTGATAAATGGAACTATGGATGAAGCAAATACATTTTTATATAACCAAACATTGGTTTTTATAAAATCTCGTAATGACACACGCGGCTATATGATAACTGTATGTTGCTTTGACTATTATGATAATTTTCTAGGTAATCATACAGATTATTCAAAAATCCTGACTAAATATTTTAGTCAAGAGAGAATATTTAAACAATATAACCGATTTTTAAAAATCATTGATTATAGCGACAATATTCATATTATTGATATGGGTTCAACTAGAGTCCTAGAAGAAAAAATGGGTCATGGTTCAAATTTGATTTTGAAATATTCTATGTATAAAAATGACAATAGTGTAGATATAGAAAAATTAATATTAAATGTAAATGAAATCCCAGAACAAAAATATTCAGATGGATATGAAACAAACTGTATTAAATGTGGGTTGCGAACTAGTCGTGCAACATTTTATGAAGACAACACATATCTAAATTTGGGAAATAGTTATTGTCATGATTGCGGCATTCGTTATTCTAAATCAGAATGCACATGGGTTTGTTGCAAATTGGCGCTCCAAAAAGAACCTTACCTGACTGCAAATTTTTGTCGCAATAAAGTGAGGAAAGAAACATGTTACAATTGTGAATTAGAACATGATACCAGAGAATTTATTTTTGATTATATTCTTGTTGAAAAGAAACCTTATAAAAAATCTGGAAGTGTAACTATTTCATCTTAATCCATTTATCATTTATGTAAAATTATGTAAATAATCATTATTATTTATCTAGATTTCCAGACGAATAATAATATTTTTGTTTTTATTTTTAATTTGGCACTGGAAATGGTCGTTGATTTTTTCTTACGACTAAAGGTTCAGGCATATATACTGGTCCCTTTTCATAAATATTTGCGGATTGTAATGTAGCCAATTCAGGCACAAAGCAAGGGGCAGGATTGACTAAATTCGTTGAATTGATACCAAGCAAGAATGATTCAATGTCGGGAGCATTATAGGACATTTTATTCCATGGTATTTGAGCAGGCAAAAGACCATTACCTGGCAATCTTGTATTATAAGCGGCGCCATATTGTGAATTAGGATAAAGTGTATAATTTTCAGACCCCTTATATTCTCTCTGTTCTAAACAATAATTACCAGGTGTATTTCTATTACGTGTAGATGCCATATATATACAATATATAAAACAAATTAGCCAATTAATTTAATTGCATTTTTATTTTATTGTTTAGCTTTATCTAATTCTTTTTTCAAATTTTCTAAATTTTCGTCAGACATAGTGCCATTTTTTATAAAATCACACATACATAAATGTGTAATATGCATATTATGATATGAAAATAATAACATTAATCCGACTAAATCATCCGCAAATATGAAACTATCAATGGCCTTCTGAATACAGCACTTAAATGGCTCATAATCTTTTACCATGTTATAAATCATTTCTATTCTTTCTCCGATCAACGTGTCATCATAATCTTCCAAATTGAAAACATTTAAAAATTCCTGTCTATAAACGGCATCACTAATAAATTCTTTATCATATTCTGTTAATTGAGAAATGTCTATTTTTTCTTCAGTTTCATCTTCCATTATTTTATCAACCATGTTTTGATTGCCAAAAATATCTTCTGTATGATAACTGCATACATAAGATGTATTGTAAAAATCGCAAATATTATTACTCATAAAATAATATTTACTATGCTTTTATTTTTAAATACTAATCCATTTAATTATACTTTTCTAAATTACTAAGGGTCTAAACATACTGATGTGTGGTACTCTTATTAAAATAGTCCTCATCACGAGTCAATTCGCGAGAAGGAACACCTCCTCTTATCCAACCTTGAGAAGCGACACCTTCTACATAATTGGCCGGATTATTAATTCTCTCTTTAATAGCAGGCAACAAAGGAGCATTAGAATATTTAATATAACTTTTCTCGCTTAATTGATTCACACTACGTTTATTAACAATCATTTGACCTTGTTGAATTTGTGACTCAATCACAGGATTAACTGCTCCACGTCCTAAAAAGGGAACTGTTGCGAAAGGGCGCTGAAACAAATCAATACGGCATTTGGGGTTTGTTTGAATTGTTCCTATTTGCAATTTAGATGAGTTATCAATATTGCAACCACCTGCGCCTACATTATATCCGCCATTATACATAATTCCTGGTTGCGTAGTAGCAAGTGAAATTGGATTTTTCATAGAACAGTCTGAAGCAAAGTAATTTTGTGTCATGTAATTGCATGCCGCTACATTTTGTATTGTGTTTTGGTCAATGCAACAACTATCATTGCCAATTCTACTCATGTTATCAAAAGTATAACTAGATACGTTACTCATTATTATATATATGAAACATTATTTTTCTAAATAAAATAAATAAAACGCCACATAAGAAAATGTTCCAACCAATTAATAAAGAATATATCTAAAATTATCCTTGATACGCTGCATATTGCCTTCAGCAGTGGATTCTTTGGCAGATGGCATATCACCATATAAATATTTACCAAAAGAAGATTGATCACCTGGAACTACACCTGTATTAGGCGTGCTAAAAAATAGGCGATTACTTTGATCCAATTCAAATTCTTGATATAAGTCACCAAATAACTGTTTGTTTGTATTTTTTATCCCAGGATTCATATTCTGGACAGCCTTCTTAACATTTTTGGTTATATCCATTTCCACATCAGGATTAAATGCAGGTGGTGCGGACTTTCTCTCTGGATCATCACCAATCTGGGTCAATAAAACATTGCTAAATGGGTTCTTCTTATTTCCTTCTTTAAATTCTGATCTTAAAACTGTTTCTAAAGTAACTGGATTAGTGATTGAATCTTTTTTATCAGGAAACAAATCTATGACATTATCTCCTTCCACAGTGAAATTTTCACTTAGCATTTCCTTTGTTATTTTTTTCTTATTCATTTGAAACATCAAAAATATAACTGCCAATGTAACCAATCCTATAATCAGAATTCGCTGATTCATCGTTATTAAATATCCTAAAATTGTGATTAATATTACTAATCTGGTTATAGCGTTTAATTTTTGCACATATGTCATGTTATTTGTTGGCCATAATTCAAGTATTTGTTTTTTATTGAATAATATGGTTGGATCAGACGACCAAAATGGAGTATTCATTATATATATATTATTACTTAATTTTTTATAAATATCAAAATCATACAAATAACAATATCTAATTGTATGATTTATAAAAATAAAAATTATTCATTACTTTTTGGATTTCTTCTTTTTAGTAACCTCTTTTGGCTTTCTCGGTGTTTTTTCTACATGCTCCCCTGTGCTAAATACCGACATAATTTGTTCTTCTGTCATTGTTGGCATTTGAGGCGTTTGCGTTTGCGTCGTTTGCGGTTTTGTTCCTACCTTTGCCTTCATTCTTTCTCTCATCTGAGCCGCCTTCATGTTTCTATTCAATTGTGCTTCCATTGCTCCCATGTTCATTTTCCCTCCCGGCATTGCCATACCCATTTTACTCATCATTGACTGAATGTTTCCCATTCCAGGCATGTTTTTCATTTTTTGCATCATTTCAGTTGCCTCAGCCATAATTTCACTTTCTTTAATTTCTCCTGACTTAATTCTTTCATCTAATTTGCTTCCTATATTTTTTACCAACCCCATTAGTTTTGTAGGATTTTTGATTAATTTATTAAATACATCCTTCATATCAGTAACATTTTCCATATCCATATTTAATTCATTTGCCGTCTCCTCCGCAATTTCTTTTGCCAATTTTCCCAATTTTCCATCCAACATTCCAGTAATATGATTATGCAAATCATTTACATTTGGCATATCTTCCATGTTAAAATTTGGAATATTATCGGAACAATCTGCATTATTGCTTGCAGAAAATAAATCTTGCATTCCAGAGAGAGTTTCCTCCAACTTGGCTTTGAAATCTTCGTCATTAATCGCTTCAAATAATTTTGCAGTATCACCGAATGCGTTCTTATCATTCATTGTACCGATTACTGAAAATAAAATTAACTGCAAATATTTCCAAATGGTATCACGTGTCTTATCTGAAATGTCACAATTCCACAGATTTTTAAAAATAATATTTGGCAAAAATTCGGTGTCTATTTCACTATCATTTTTGAAAAGAGTATCGCTTTGATAAAGTATTTCAAAAAAACGTGGTGGGTATTTCTTTTGGCAAAATTTGAACAGAGTCTTCATATTTGCCTCATTATTATTTCTGTCTTCATCATTCCACCACTTTTTAATCAAATCAGTGTATTCTGGAAAGGTAGTGCGAATGTCGTTAATAAAATCTCGCATAACCTTTGCAAATTCATCCGGAACGATTAATTCTTCTTCCGACATATATTATATGTTTGATATAAATTTATTTATTTAAATCAAATTATTGCGAAAAGATTTATTATAATAATTATTTATTCACACATTGCCGCCAATTTTGTCAAATTCTGAATATATTTCATTGTTTTCGCCTGATTTTCTGGCCCCATTTGACTGATCGGACCCCTCAAACGATTAATACACTCCATGATTTTATCTGAATTTTGCGTCCCAGATATATCATCCGAATAATCCTTTTTAATGAAAAATTCAATATTTCCCGCCTCAATTTCAGCCCTGTATTTGGCAACAATAAAGGATGACCAAATCTTTACAATCATCTTTGGATTGGCTTTACGAATGGCAATGAGAGCATTCTTCGCAGTGAGAATATCAGGATCCTCCGGGAAAACATTCTGAACGTCCGTTACAAAATCCATAAAATGATCGTTAAAGGCAGTTAAAATATTTGACGCAGACATTATTTATTTATTTTCATATTTTATTTTTAAATTAGTTTCACAATAAATATATTTCACGATCTCCTTTCTATTTCTTTCACATATTTTTCTTGAAACTTCTTATGGTTTTCATATAATTCATTGCATTCTTTGCTAATGTCAGCAATTTTCATTTCATGATTCATTTCATGATTCATTTCATTACATTTTACATATTCTTTATGAAAAAATGTAGATAATTTGTAGTATTCTTCATATTTTGTTTTTGATTCCATTTTTTATCTAAATATTTAATTTATTTGTTTTATACGAAAAAATTGAATACTAAATATTTGTTTCAAACAATAATATTAAACTATTGCACAAGACTTTTGTAAAAATGGAAAACGCAATTTTTCGCCACAATAATTATAACCCGATCAACTCCAAAAGAGTGAAAGAGTATAAATACATTTATAATTTTGACATTTGTTGCCCTCTTACTAGAGGACTTACTATGAAGAATACTATATATTCGTTTCTAGAAGACATTAAATGGAATATTGATGATCGCCAAGTTTATAGAGAGGCTGGAAAATTATTAAGAGAATTAGAAAGTATGAATATTATAGATGATAATGAATTAAATTGTATTGAAAATAGGCAATACATAAAAGATGTATATAATTTTATATTATTAGTTAAAATAGAGATTATTGACGATCTTGTTCTTTCTGAGATAGCAGATGATGTAACCAATAATGAGTGGTGGAAACCTTATTTATATGAAACAGCTACACACAAAAAAAACTTCAGCAAATGGTCAATAGAATTAGACAATTTTATCGGTTTTCTAGAAAAATATTATAGGCTTAATTTGAATTATGAACAAATGAAAAATAATAATAAAGATTTTGCATTTGAACTGACAAAATATGTATTTCATCCAGAACGAGCTGAAAAAATGGCCGAAAAATATGGATTGCAAGATTTTTCAGAATATTTAGATGCTTTAGATTGCTAACGCAGTAGAGGAGGCCTATTTCCTGTAACTTTTTGTAATTCTGCCTCTCTCTGTTGTTGTAATTGTTCAACTGTCAAACCTTCTGGAATTTTTCCAGATTTTTTATAGTCAAAATCATCATTTGGCGTGCTTATCTTATCAACATAATTCAAATCTACATAATTGTGCATTTGTCGCATTCCACCATTACCCTCTGCAGTTAGCTCGTCAGGATTTTGATCCAAAAAACTATAATGATCTGATACAACATCGCCAAAACCACCGGAAAATGAAAATGCGCTGGGTTCCATATTGTTTTGGGTTGCTCGTCTAACCTCCTGCTCTTGTCTTGGTTTCAAATGATTTAATATAGCCTCACCATATAAAACATGATAACCTTGGTTTAATAAAAGCAATGCTGGCACCCGATTCACATTCTCAGGCATGATAATTTTTTGACCACTGTCTAAAACAATATATGTTTTATTGTTTGCATCTTTTACACGTTTATCAATGCAAATAAAATGAATGTCGTTTTGAATATTTGTTTTAGATAATTGCGCTAAAAGTGATTTGGAATGATTGCAAAAATTACTATAATATAGGATTGAACTCATATATTTTAATAGTATATCATATTCAAATGTTTAACTTATTTTTTTTAATTAATATTTTTATAATTAAAATAATCATTTTCAAAAAAAATTGATTTATAAATATAATATTAAATATAAAGATATAATAAGTATAATGCAGCCTTCCGTTGAACGTTCTCAAAGAGATAATGACATTCATGATTGTCTCTATTTTACATTAAGTGGCGTAAATGTTAGTATTGCAAATGCATTGCGAAGAACTATCCTTTCTGATATACCTATTGCTGTATTTAGAACAACGCCTCATGAAGAAAACAAAGCAAATATTATGATAAATAATACACGTTTAAATAATGAAATTATAAAACAGCGTCTCAGTTGTATTCCCATTCATATTAAAAATCCGTATGATGTTCCTCTTAAAAATTATTTGCTGGAAGTTAATGTGGAAAATAATAGCGATGCAACCATGTATGTAACAACCAAGGATTTTGTTGTGAAAGATTTGACTACTAATAAACCGCTCAGTGAAAGTACCATTCGCGAAATATTTCCTCCTTTTAGTTCGCCAAAAGGTGAATATTATATTGATTTTGTTCGTTTGCGTCCTAAACTATCGGATGAATTGCCTGGCGAGAAAATACATTTGACATGCGAGTTTGGCATAGGAACCGCGAAAGAAAACGGTATGTTTAATGTTGTTTCTTCCTGTTCCTATGGTTTTACTCAAAATGTAGATGAAATGGAGCTCTCTCTAAGCAGATTAATCCAAGGATGGAAAGCAGATGGCAAAACAGAAAAGGAGATTGATTTTGAAGCGAAAAATTGGAAACTATTGGATGGAAAACGAATTGTCAAGCAAGATAGTTTTGATTTTGTAATTCAGACAATTGGAATTTATACCAACGAAGAATTGCTAGATATTGCATGTGATGTTCTTATTAAACGTTTTGATGAATTACGTGGGCTCATTGAAAAAGATGAACTAGATATTATTAATTCGCAAAATACAATGAACAATTGTTTTGACATTATTATGAAAAATGAAGATTATACGATTGGAAAAGTCATAGAATTTTTGCTATATCATAAATATTATAGCGATCTTAAGATTTTAACCTTTTGCGGTTTTAAAAAGATGCATCCTCATGATAGCGATAGTATTATTCGCGTTGCTTATGCAGATCCAGTAGATAAGTCTATTATTAAAGGTCACTTGTTAGAATGTGTAAGTGATGCTGTTGGAATTTACAAGAAGATGAGAAAGGATTTCTTAAAATTAGGTAAAAACTAATGAATTCGTTATGTTAGTCAAATATAATTATTTATGATATATAAATATGGAACTAAAGCGATTTGGAACAGAATATGGAGGGTTTTATTATCCAAAAAATTTAGATGGTTTAAATGAAGATAGCATTATTTATTGTGTTGGAGTAGGAGAAGATATTTCACATGACATAGAAATTGCAAATAAATTAAACTCAGATGTATATTTATTTGATCCAACTCCTAGAGCAATAGAGCATGTAAAATATATAAAAAATTTATTTGATGGAAAAGAACCAAAGATTGACGATAAAAGATATGGTGGAGGTGACTTAACTTATTTAGATTTTTTACTTAAAAATAAAATAAATACTGATAAAATTCATATATTTGATTATGGTTTGTTTGTTGAGGATACGACAATAAAATTTTACAAACCTAGCAATGAAAATTATGTATCTCATAGTGTAGTTTATGGAATGAAAGGAACTAATTATATTAATGTTGATGTAAAAAAATTAAGAACTATTATGAATGAAAATGGACATAAAAATATAGATTTGCTTAAAATAGACATTGAAGGGTGTGAATGTGATGTACTAGAACAAATGATTGAAGAACAAATATTTCCAAAATATTTGTCTGTTGATTTTGATTTAGGTTGGCATGGTGAAAAAATAAAGGATAGAAATAAGTGTATGAAAACAATTGATTTATTAAAAACGCATGGCTATAAAAAATTACATGATGAAGGTTCTAATTTTTCTTTTGTGAGAAACTAATTTCTTTTAATTTATTCTTTTAAAGATAAATGGACTATTTGTAGGATTTGTAGTGTCATATATTAATGTTAATTGACCCATCGGATAATAAGACAGAATTTTATCGTCTGGTTTTATTTCAGCATACTTATTTATAAAATGTAATAGGTTTTGGCAAATTCCGCCGTGCGTTACAAATAAAATATTATCATTTGAATCACCATGGTTATCTATAATTTTATTCAAAAAAATGGTAATTCTTTTAATTAACTGTTCTGTTGTTTCTGGATAAGGAATATCTGTGGTTTTCATACTAGAATAGTATTCACTATCATAGTTAAAAAGTTCTGCAATATATAAAGGCAATGTAACATTCGCTGCATATTCAGTTACATTTTCTTTTTTTTTGCTCTCACTTATAGCATAATCTAAACTTAACTTTATAAAATGTTTTTTTGAATAAGGATATGTTGTTTGCATAGTTCGTAAAAATGGGGAACAATAGATTTTATTAATATCTATGTCTTCTAAATATTCTACTAGGTTCTCTGCTTGAATAAGACCATTTTTTGTCAAAGGAGCAAAAAAGGAAGCATCATGAACTCTGTCTGTATGTCTTAAAATATATATTCTCATTGAAGTTATATATATTTTATTTTTATTTATTTTTTAAAAAATTGATTTGAAATAATCATATATTTTAAATTGCAAATAAAACAATGTCGCGAATTAAAATTTACGGAAATCAACAAATTTGGGTGTCTTATTTGTTATATACGGTAACCCTATTTGCATCCTATTATATTTTATATAATTTTTATCAATATATTTATGTTTCATTTGAAAAAATTGAAAAAAAAAGAAACCATATTTTTGAAAAAATAAAAATACTTACTAAATTATATCATATTACTGATAAAAAATATGATGACATTGAAAAACGTATTACGAATTATGAAGATGTGAGATATAAAGACTCTCAATATTTATCCCAATTTGCGAAAAAAATAGCAATATTAGAGACAAATTATAAAAGACTTAATAAGAGTTTTGTAAAATTAGAAAAGATGGATTAAGTATTTCAAATTTCCATATAAATAAAATATTTGTATTTACATTTTATTTATTTTTTAATTTTATTTCTTCGTTTTATATGTGTCTTCGTTTTATACGTCTCTTCGTTTTATACGTCTCTTCGTTTTATACGTCTCTTCGTTTTATACGTCTCTTCGTTTTAAACATCTGCTTTCACTGTATCCACATTCCTTTTTCTCATATTGTAATTCAAAGAATACATTAGCAAAGATGCATGCATTTCATTTACATATTTGATCACAACTGAATTTGTAACATATAAATTTTGAGGTTTCAAGTCATTCATATAAATCTGGTGAATGTTATACATATGCGTTCTGTATTGAGTACTGAACTCAATGAGCGGCTTCTCTTTTTTAATATAACATGACACATAATTGGCAAACAACATGTTTGTGAATAAATGAACCTGATCTCTAAAAGACGAGCACTCCTTTTTATGCTCAGGGTAATACTTCAAGAAATCCGCCACTCTGCCTTCCCTTCTCAAAGACAAATATTGATACTGTAATTTTGGCTGATTACCTCTCAAATGACGCACTTGCTCATATACAGGATTTCTAATTTTCATCCTTTCGCCCGTCGCCATATTTTTTACAATAACGCCCAAAATATCATAGGATGTATTCATGGATGCGTACTTTTCAATCAACTCAGAATAAGAATTAAATGAATAGATCGCTGGAAATTTAATAGTAGTATTCGTCCAACTATTTTTCATAATTGTATCATGTGAAAATGATGCAACAATTACATTACCATCAATAGTATGTTCAATCATATAACAAGCTACTAAATACAACTGTGGCTTCTTAAAAGGAATGACAATCCTATTTTCAGGATGCTGAAGAACAAAACTATAACAATACATCTTATTCAAACTTTCTAGAATAAGATTATTAGCATGAGCTGCCTCCAAAAACATATCACGGAATGTCTTATTAGAATTATTGAAAAATCTTCCGGTTGCACCTACAATACTTCTAGTGGAAATCTCCCATCCACCAGATAGTCCAATCTTTGGATCCCAAAAAACATTTACCATTGTTCCTTCTACAAATTCTTGAGCTACCAAATCTTCGGATGCTTGCGGTGTAGGATATTTATTAATAAAAGCATCTGCAGGCAATGATTTAGGAGGAGAAAAACAAACCACCTTATTGTCAGCATTTGCAATGATAGAACGACATAACCCATATGTAGGAATAAGATCGGAAGTCAAAAAATTCTTATCATACCTTATAATTTTATACTCCTGATTACTAGAATCGCATTTCATTTTATGGACTTTTAGAATAGATTTTTCATTATCTGGCGCATCATCTTTCAAACAATGCATGAAATCATGGATGTCTGATAAATTAAACTGATTGAAATGAGTGTATTCCATTTATTATACGATGTTGTATATATTACACAATTGTCTTTAAATATTTATAATATTGATTATAACTTAAGCATAAAAATTTCTATCATAAATATAGAAACAAAATGTCAAAGAACATCATAGATATAAAAACAAATACAAATTCAAATAATGAAACAAATATAGAGCTTGAACTAGGGAATGTTATTAGAATAAAGTCGCCTAAAAATGAAAAACTTAATATGCAGACATTCATCATTGATTACATAGACTCTTCAAAAATGCTTCTAACAAACATTGAGACTTTAAATACTATAAAACTTAAAATCAATCAAGACGGAACCATTGGAGATGGCACTATTGTAGAACTTGCCATATTAAGTAGAAGCACTGAAAAGGGATACGCACGACAAAATAATCTATTGCCTGGAACATGGATCAATATATATTTTGGCGGTGATATTCCAGTTATCATTACGGGAGAGATTACGAATTTAGAAGAAGATATGATTGAGATTAAAACGGTAGATGATGACGTTATATATATTAACTTTGATTACAAAGGTATTCCGGAAGATTTGCCCATTGAAAATATTGAGATTAGAGAGAAACCCGTAAAAAAAGTAGAAGAAGTCGCGATAGAAGAAGATGTGGCTGAAGAACCTATTGTTATGGAAGAAATCCCCGAATTAGAAAAGGAGAAGGCATTTGTTAAACCCGAAGAATTAGAAATTACAGTTCCAGTGGAAAAGGTAAAGGCGCAAATGAGAGAATTTATTATAAAAGCAGATCAAATCAAATTTGGCGATGAAGAATTGGGTCCCATTGTACAATTTATGGATGTATCTGACAAACGTCGTCGTTATAGTATAGAACAACAAGTAAGCGATTTATTGGATGATTTATTATCTACAGTTCCATCTGCTCAAAGAACTGAACGCGTATTAAACAATATTCATGTTATTATTGAACGTTTCAAACAATTAAGGGATTATTTCTCATTTAAGGATGAATATGGAAATGTGGAAGGCGCTCTTGTGAGAGAATCCACTTATAAACCACTTTTAAATTATTTTAGAACATTTAGCAATAACCTATATTGGATTATGCCCATTGTAAAAAACAAAAAGAAAATATATTTATCCGATAACAATGATGATGCCAGCCAAGGGGTGATAAATATTGAATTGGATAAAGATTTGAGCAAAATAACCGATTTAATAGATCTTTATAAAGCAGATGAGTTATCCAATGAACAAAATAAGTATTCTTCCTTATATGCTTCTCTCAATCCATACTTCACCCCTTTTGAATATATTGATGATGAAAATATTAGTGAGATTATTATTGAAAAATATGTAAATAATGACATCAATGTGATAATTGATAATTTGGGTGATATGTATTCGTCTATTTACAGTAACAAAAAAATAAGATCACGCAGGTTTGTGATTGACAAATACAATTTGGGAATATCTAAATTAGATGCAACTAGTTTCTCAGGAAATAAAATGCTTGCAACGCGCGTCAAACTTACTAATCCGGATTTAATGTCTATCAAATCATTTATGTTTCTTCCTGAACCAGTCATGAGATTTTCAAAAGCAAACTTGCCCGGCACAACCATTTTAGAGAGAAGCAACCTGAATCTCTCTTTTATCAATTATTGGGAGCTTCTCAAATCCGACACTTTTGTTAAAAATGTTATCTTGGATAATCTTGGCGAAAATATTGAATACACTGACGACAGTTTTGCAACAAGTATAAAAAATATAATATTAAATTTGTCCGATGACGAAAAACGTGGAATGACGAATGAACAACTCTATTTACAATTTATTAATCACATTATTCCCAAAACAAAAACATTATTCAATTTGATGAAAAAATACATACATGGAAAATTATCCATTGTAGATGTTGTCAGCTACTTAGAACCCTTTTTAATTTATACTGAAAGTTTGACTTATATGCAATATAAAGAAATTGTTAGCTTTATAGATGAAAAGATATCTGAGTTTAATCGCACATTTATTGAAAAATCAAAATCATTTATGTCCTTGTCCAATATGATCACAAAACAAGATCGTTATTATCCAAAAGTATTTGAAAATGTTCAAAATGTTATTTCAAATATAAAAAATAAAGATAATGTGCGAGATGAAGTTTTTACAACATATGATATCAATTTTAATAAAGATACTCCTTTTTCTAATCTTGAAATTTTAAGAAAGATAATAATCAAAGACTATGGCCATTTATATACATATGCACTTTCTCTCCAGAATGATGTTTTAGTCTATCCTTTGGATCTGTCCAATTTGTTGGAAAGTGAAGGAAAGGATATTCAAACAGACATTAATAAAGATGAAAGTTCTGATCAATGTAAAACAATTGTTGTTGCAAAACGATATACATCTGTAGAAGAATTAAACAAAGATAATGGCATTGAAATCTATTTTGATAAGAACTTGGACAAAACAAATTATAATTTAACAGATGACCAGGAAAAGGAAATGGCAAAACGAACCCCCGACGATTTTTTGCAATACTTGGTGAAAAATTTAAAAGAAAAAAATAAAATAGATGATGATCAAGCAGAGAGATTGGCAGAAACATTAATACTTGGACATAAAAGAGTAATGGATGGTCATTATGCAATTGTTTATAAATTCACGGGTAGCACAGAAGATGAGTTTATTTACTATGTAAGAAAAGATGGAAAATGGGTATTGGATGAAACGATTGGAAAAAACGTAAAAACGGTTGAGGATGATATTTTGTGCAACTTTCAAGAAAAATGCATCAATGCGACAAGCCCTAAGGAAAAGGAAGATAAATGTGAAGGTGTGTCATTAAATGAATTACAATTGCAAAAAGAAGCCATTAAAGAGGTTGTTGATGCATTTGATGTAAAATATCACAAGAGTAAAACAGAGTATGATGCCTTTGTTAGAGAGAAATATAAGTATTATATGGACATTCTTCCAATTGTTTCAAAAATTGAAACCGAGAATATGTTAAAATATAATAAACAAAAATATAAGCTGTCTTCCGAAGTGGATGATGAAGCACTCGTTCAATCTCCTTTCCAACCCTTGTTGAATATTATTCTTGGGCAAGAAGATTATACTAAAAAACAGCATGACATAAATCGTTTTGTAAATTCCTTTACTAGAACTGCCTACTTAAATACTTATGGACCTCTAGGAAAATTAGAAACGCCCGCATGGCTTTATTGTATTAAGACTGGTGTCAAATTGCTTCCAACATTTCGTCACGATATGGCAGTCGCTTGGATTAAGGATCAAGAAACATTTAATGATTTTGTAGATGGGCTCATTAATCGTGTAGGAAAGAAAAGTGATGATGGTGATTGGTGGATTGACGAAAAAAGTGGTTGGCCTATTCGTCGTATTGATTTTGATGTTGAAGAAGGGTATGAAGATGGGTTCCGCGTTTCAACACGTGATGTATTGACGAAACAATTAGGAGATACTATTTTAACTCAATCCAAACAAGTATTGGCTCAAACTCCAGAGTCAAGGATAATATCCAATATTACAAATGCGGTATCTTTTGCCATGGGTATTAATTTGGAAACCCAAAAAGATTTAATTATTAATTGTGTAACTCAAAAAATAAAGGATGTTTTACCTAGCGAATCTGATTACAAAAAGTTTATGAAGGATATGGCAAATAAAAATAAGGTTGTTCCCTCTTTTGCAGAACTATACAATTCAACTCTTTTATATAATACATTAGGCATGATATTAATTGCGATTCAAACATCTATTCCTTCTATCAAAACAAGAAAAACCTTTCCAGGATGCATTCGTTCTTTTTTAGGTTATCCATTTGAGGGAAATGGTGATTTCACAAGTCTCCAATATTTGACTTGCATCGCCTATGATATTAAAAGAACTACGGTAGAACCATGGGATGTAATGAAGAAGAAAACGCAGACCTACATTTTTGACAAAATTAAAAATGCTATAGACGGAAGCGAAAAGGTGCCAGGCTTGTTAGCTTTTCCTGAAGTGAAGCGAAAGATAGAAGAGAAGACTGAATATTTACTATCTATGCCATTAGAAGATATAGCTGAAGAACATCGCATTACAAATTGGACACAATTTTTACCTCCCTTAGTTTCATTTAAAATTAAAAATTTAGAAAACATTAGCGGGGAATTTAAAAGTGCGTTAGTAACTGAATTGAAAACCGGATCCAGAAAGCAACAAGAAAAAATAGCCGTTATCAATTCAAAAATTATACAGTTCTCTCTTGCAATACAATCCGCAATTCAAGGAATTCTCAATAAAAAGGCTCTCCTTCTTAAAAATTCAAACAATGAGCCTTATTTAGAGAATGCGTGTTGTAACGAAAAATCACGTGAAACAACCATCCAATATTTTGAGAATAAAGACCCATCCATTAAACAATATAATGAAATTGTCGCTAATTTAACGCACATTTTGGAAGACATTGAAAAATATACAAAATCACTTATATTTTCAAGTAATATTAATACAAAAAATAAATATCCTCCTGTTAGCACTGAATTTAGTGAAACTACAATTTATTTAGCTTTTATTCATTATTGTAAATTCAAATCTATTCTTGCTATTCCAGAAAAATTAATACCGTTATGTACCGACAAACCGAGCAATCTTATTGATCCTAATGACAGTTTGAATGAAATTATCAAAAAATTAAAATCCGATGGGAGAAATTATACATTAGACTCTTTTTTGAGAATGTTACAAATTATTGCACGTAATAACATTGTTAATTTGTCGTTTGATACACCCACCATTTCATCTATTGCAACCCTCATTTTAACATTGGATGCGTTTGATTTAGAAAATGAAGAGATCGTTGAACCGGCGCTAAGAAAACTCATTATGAATGCATTGGATACTTTTGATATGGCAACACAACAAACTACACCTGAAACACGAGAATTGAATGATTATTTACTCAAGCATATTGAAAGCATGAAATCCGAAATTGTGCGTTTTGTAACAGATAATAAAGGAAATAATCTCTCAATCACGAAGAAATCCTTGAAAAAAATGACTTCTTTTGTCAATACTCTTGATATGTGGTATAGCGAAAAGGACAATGAAGAATCTATTTCTAGTGACACTGCATACAATCAAATGAATTATTACAAAAATATGATGCAAAATATTGTGAATGTATTCCCTAATATTATTTTAAACAAAGTGGATTACAATAGCATAACGATTCCTGGATACTGGGGATATTCTAATATTCATGAAAGTAAATTAAAAACAAATGTGAGACAGTATTATGAGAGACTAAAACCATTTTATAATGATGAATCTATAACAAAAGTGCTTAATACTATTTTTCAAACCGCAAAGAACATTATACGCCTATCTAATGTAATTCCTTGTTTCAGCACAATCAAACACAAAGATAAGATTTTACGACCTATCTTTGACGAGAGAACAAGTAATCTAATTTTTGAATTTTTAATGTTGCGAATATTTATACTTTACATTGATTTGGCGGATGATTCTAATATGATTGTGCGGGAAGCAACCAAGAAAATGGTGGTTGATGATATTTTTACAGTGGAATATGTGGAAGAAAGAGAGACGAAAGTAGATATACAAGAAACAACGCATTCCGAAATGGATATAACTCTTCTACGAGGCAAGCAAAAAGAATTAAGACAAAAAATATCACATCTTATAGTGGTTTTCTTTGACTTTATGGAAACTACGAAAGATATTGTCAATATTTCTTATTCCCAAATTCGTGACCGCGTTTTCAAAATTAAAACAGCTGAAAAGGATAGAATTACGGATCGTTTGAACAAGCTTACCGATGAGGGAAGAGAGATAGATACAATGCTTAAAATCAACAAGCTTGGTGTTTGGAGCAAAGGACTTCAAAAAGGCCTGACTACTTATGTAAAAGAAACATACGATGAAGAAAGAGAATTTATGGACCATATGGAAGCTGTAGAGAGAAAAATTAAGACCAAAATGAAGGGAGTTACAGAAGAAAATATGGATTTATACATGGACGATGCATTAGAAGAAGAGGCTAGAATACAAGACATAGAAAATGATGTCAATGATATTGGATTTTTGACAGAAGATTATATGGACGGAAATTATGACACAATGGATGCACCGGAATTAGACAATTATGATGATTATAATTAAAATAATCAAATAATATAAATATATTACATACTAATGTATTTATATGTCTGAAACAAAAGAACACAATTTTGACCCTTATAAAGTAATTGAATATGTTGGTAAAAATATTTTTATGATTGAAAATATTATTGACAATGAAATTTGTGATAAAATAATAACTGAAATGGATACAATGGAATATGAGAAATTATTCTTTACAAATACAAATAATGTGGAATGTTACAATGTAAAAAATCCAACAAGCTTGTCAATTAAAAATGATATTATTGATATTTTTACAAAAATAATAAAAACGATGAATAATATACCCTTTATTAATTCAAATTCATTTTCTTTCTTTCAATTAAGAAAAATATATGGCATGACACGAGAACATGCAGATGGTGTGTTCGGAGAAATAATTACACATCCCATTGATAATGCATTAATCAAAACAACGCGAAATATTACAATGGTAATATCATTAAATGATGATTTTGAAGGAGGGGTGTATCATTTTCCTTTGCAAAATGTTTCAATAAAGGCCAAAAAAGGTCGGTGTTTAATATTTCCCCCATTTTGGACACACCCCCATAGTGTTTCTAGTGTAAATAAAAATAGATACATCGTAAGTTCATGGGGACTAACTGATAACATTGTTATAAATGAAGATAATTCACATTTAAACAATATTATAATATTGAATTAAAGATATGATAATTATTTTATATTATAATTATCATGGAAACCTTATCGTTTTCTGAATATTTTGTTGATTATGATCCAAATGAGATAAAAGAACTTGATAATTTCATTTATGAAAATAATTACAATAAAAATAAAGAGTATTATACAAATGTGTTTCTTTTGGATACAACAAAAGAATATTTTACATTGATAGAAAAATACGTGTATTTAATTGCAATGTATCAATTTCAACAGCTGAATATAAATTATGATAGTTCCATCCATCATATTGAATTTTGGTGGCGCAATGATGTATATCGTGATTTTCATATAGATTGTGACGAAGAATACCGGAGTGACACTGGAAATTATAAAACCCCTATATTATCTAATGTATTTTATTTGTGTGATTCTTCTTATGCGACAATATTAACCAATGTAGATTTTGAAAAGTATAAGTATAAAGATTTTGAAAAAAATTCAATTTCGGTTTCATTTCCAAAGATTGGAAAATTAGTATCATTTGATAGCAAATATTTTCATGGTGTATTAAATATGTCTCATATAAAATCAACCGAAAATCGCAGTGTATTAATGATTAATTTATGGAATGAAAGACCATTAAGAATAAATACATATATTCCAGAAAAAAATGGAATATATAAGAAATCAAATAATATTTCCACCATAAAAAGCTGTTCTTCTCCATGTGTCATATATCACAACATAAAATATGATGTGTTTGAAGGACTTTTGTATTCAAAAAAGTATGAGTTAATACACGAATATGGTAACATAATTTATAATATGAATACACCTTCAAGCACGTTCCATTTTTTACATAAATCATTGGAACCATCACTCAATGTAACTTCTTTGGATAAAAAAAGAATCCTTCCAATATTAATTCTTTCTCCAATAACTATTGAGCATGTATTTACAAAAAATACATGTGAATGGATTAATATTGAGATGCGGGATGATTTAACTATTGATATAAGCACATATCCTTCATTATTCAGGTTTATATTGTTACATATACAAAACAGTATTTTTCCAAGAATTAAAGAAGCCTATTCTGTTTCAAAAAATATAAATATTACAAAAATTAGCATTTATAATGAAAGAGATCAATCAGTGGTTGAAGGAAATATTGTAATCATTTCATTAAATAAAAAGTCTATTCTTCATAATGAAATAAAATATGTATTAAATGAAGGCGATGTCATAGTTGGAACAAATATTGATAAGAATCAAATAAAAAATTGTATTATCATTCAGTTTGAATTATAAATTGGAATTCAACCAATATATTCTAACAAAACCGCTTGAACCTGCAAGTCCAGATGTAGTTGGATTCGCTCCATTTGAATTGCCTGCACCACCTCCTGCGCCGCCAGATCCCCATACGGAAACTTCAGGCAATACACTGTTTGTATAAAAACCATTATTTATAGATTGTGTTTGGGTTCGGTTGTCATTTCCAGTGGAATTCCCACTCTGACCAGTAAGTCCAGAGAGACCACTTGTTCCTCCGGAAAAATTTCCAGGACTTCCGCCTACTCCTCCACTACCTCCATTTGATGACCCCGTTCCGCCTCCTCCTCCTCCATTTGCACTAATTGAAGACCCGCCTTGAATTGTTACAACAGATGCTTGTCCAGCCCTACCCGCTTGATCCATATTTCCACCCCCTCCACCTCCACCAATATTAACTTGAATAGAGTTAGTGACTGGAGTTTTGGATATATATACAATTCCTCCACTTCCACCGCCTCCTCCACCAGAACCATCTTGGCTATTTTTACTCTGATTTGAGCTCTTTTGAAAACCCTGGGTTCCGCCTGCTCCACCTCCACCGGCACCAATACATATAATAGAGCAATGTGTTGCCCAACTTGGTGGTGCAACATTCGTAGTAGAGCTATAGTCACTATAGTTCGGAATTAAATAATTTGTTAAACTCGTATTTGTGTTTATAGAGTAACCGATTGTGTTATTATACATACGTTCAATGCTTAGATTACTTCCTGTTACATAAGTAGAATCAATTCCTTGATAATATTGAGTTGCATTTCCATGTGCCGATTGAGTAAGATTATTCACAGTTCCAAATTGGCTTAAATACGTTGTTATATCGGTTTCTTTATAGGAATATGCCATATAAATATACTAATAAATAATATAAATTATTTTTTATTTATTATTTGTTTTATTTATTAAATAATATAAAAATTTACTACAATATTCAATATGGATTATATTTATATCAATGAATATTCTATATGTTCGCAATTATGTAATGAAATTATCCAATTATATGAAAGCAATAAGGAAAAACAATACAAAGGTGTTACTATGGGCGGGTTACAATCTGAAATAAAGGATACAACGGATTACATAATACCAAATAATGATAATAAAGATTGGAATAAAATTAATGAGTTTTTAAAAAAGGAATTAATCTTAAATGTCAAAGAATATATCAAAAAAATCAATTCATTTGTATCAACGGGTAATAATTATGGAAAAAAATATAATTTTATAAGCGACATTGATCAAGAATCCACTATTCCATTTCTTCAATTTGATTCATTTATGATTCAAAAATATGAGAAGGAGCAAGGCAAATACATATTTCACACGGATAATCATGTAGATTTTTATAGATCTAGATACAGAATATTTACATTTATTTGGTATTTGAATAATGTAGAATGTGGCGGTGAAACTTTATTTTGGGATACATATAGAGTTAAACCGACTTCTGGAAAGTTAGTTTTATTTCCGGCATGTTGGACTTTTCCACATAGTGGTCAAATGCCAATATCAGGCGATAAATATATAATAACAGGTTGGATATATGTAAATAATAACAAAAATGTAATAAAGAAAGTAAATGAGTTAAATAAATAGCCTAACATATAGCATTATGGAAATTCAAGTTTTCGATAATTTTTTATCAGATGTAGAAATAACTAATTGTTTTACATATATTGAAAAACCATTATGGCAATGGGGTCACAAGTCAAATTCACAAGGCAATTCTATAAATGTGCCATTTTGGTATATGGAATTGTCAGGAATGGATTATTTTACAAAATGCTTAAGAGACAAAATTGAGAAAATTACTGGAAAGAAATTTAAAATAAATAGAGTTTATGCAAATGGTCAAACTTATGGACAATCTGGTGTATATCATCAAGATAGCACGGATACAGACACATATACGTTTTGTTTATATCTATCTAAAATAGATGCTTCCATTGTGGATGACATTGGCGGTTCAATACAATTCAAAATTCCAGGTCAAAAATATACGGTTTGTTTTGACCCATTATTTAATCGCGGATTATTTTTCCCATCTAATTATTTTCATAGAGGGAACTCGTTTTCGCGATTCTCAATTGACTTACGTATATGTATTGCATGGAAACTGACATTGTGTGAGTAATTGCGTCAATATTTAAGAAATAATAATTTGTATATAAACTTTTATATTTTGTAAAAAATAAAATATAACATAAATATATAAAAATGAGTACATGCAACGTTTGTCTTCCAGGCCGCAATTGAAGTCCGTGTGGTTCAATAAAAGGTGTTGATCAGAAAACATGCAAAGCATTGACATTGCAATGCATAGACTTTCGTTTAAGAGATAGTATCACATGTAATTTAACCTTTCTTGGTTATTCAAATCAACATGATGATGTTATTTTAGCTGGTTCTAGTTTAGGATACAACGGCGTCCCCGGTACGTTTGAATATCCTTCATGGGTTCCCACTATTGATGATCATGTGAAAATAGCTTATGATTTGCATAATATTAGCGAAATTATTCTCGTTGATCATATGCAATGCGGTGCTTATGGGGTCGCCTATCCAGGATTAACTTTGGGAGGTGAAGCAGAATACAATTTACATGTTGAAAATTTGAATAAAGCCGCAGAAGAGATCAAGAAAAAATACCAAGGACCTAATGCCACCAAATTTGAAATTCCTAATTTAATTATTAGAAAATGGGTTATTGGTATTTATGGATCTTGTATTGTGGATATAGATGTGTATAAAGGCCCATTTCCATTTCCTCCAAATCCAAACTTATAAAAATATAAAATCACATACATAAATGATAAATATAAATAAAAATAAATATATAATCATAAAATCTGTTATAATTATATATAAAATATATAAGATGAATAGAAACTATATAAGAGAAAATGTTACCTTATTTTCAATAGTATTATTTATTATTCTTTTTGGTTCAATACAAGTAGCCAAACCTAATTTTTTATATCATAAAGACGGAAGTATAAGGGAATTTGGTATTGGATATAAAAACAAAACAATTCTACCAATTTGGCTATTATCCATTATTTTAGGAATATTTAGCTATTTAGCAGTAATGTATTATATTGCTTATCCTAGAATATTTTGATTTTTTATATTTTGACTATTTTTATCCTTTTTATAAGGTATAAACTTGAGAAGTAGCTAACTCTTTTTTCTCATCTGCTACGGTTTGTTCTTCTAAAAACGCTGCTGTATTCTTTTGTATGGTTTCCTTATTTAATTGACAAGGTAATGTGGCTATTCTTAACTGCACAATGGATGTTAATAATAAGCCAGTATATATGTACCACATAGCTTCTCCTACATTATCTCTTGAAATAACAATTTCAAATAATTCATCTCTATTTTTCTCTAACTGTGCTGGGTCCGCCTTTATTTGAGGTTTTATCAATGGCTGCAAAATATCCCAATATTCATTGAAGTTAGTAGGAACAATTTGATTTATTAAAATGGATGGACTTCCACATATTTTGATAATGGTAGATGCTGCTTTCTCTAGAGCGGTTTTATCTGCGTCGGTTATATCTGGTGTATCAATGCTGTCTTTTAATTCAGCACTTACAAGCAATTCCGATAATAATTTGCTGGCACGATTAGATATGTAATAATAACCGACTACATCAGAAAAAGCTGTTTTAAATCCAGGGTAGATCAGCAACACAAGAATAATGGCTCCGAAAATGAGTGACCATGATATAAATGTTATGGCACCAGCAGCACCCATATTTTGTGTAAGATTGCCGCCACATTTATCAGATACAGCCATTGAATTTAAAATAAATTGAATTATCATTACCGCAAAAAAATAAATAGCTAAATACAAATAGCTGTCATTCATGTATTTTTTATATGATTCTGCATCTGAAGAAATAACATAAGTTAGTGCTGGTTTAAAATACATATAATAAAGTACTGTTGTTGCCAAAAAAGTCACAATATTTAAATACGAATTACTCATATAGATATTATCTATAATATAATTTATAATAAAACTATTTATAATGGATTTTCAAAATTATTCTAAACCATCACTAGTTGAACCAGGTGTTAAATATTTTTTAAATCAAACTCTTAAACAATGCCATACCATTAGAGAGAAATATCATAATTTTTTGGTAAATTTGGGTCTTTTTCTTATTTTTGCAATTCTTTTAGGAGCAATACTTCTTTATAAGTACAAAGGCCGTCTTACACCCACTGAAAAGGCTGAAAAGGAGAGAGAAAAACAGCAATATATTTTATCAAAAATACAAGTGTTTCAAGAGCAGAAAAAACGCGCGTCTCAAGAACTTATTACTGGGTTACCTGCATGGGACAGTGAATATGATATTATCCATAATAAATTCAAATACTAAAATAGAAAAATAAATTTGTAAAATAATAGACAATAAATATATAATATCTATATAATGACTACTCCTCTAGATAAATTCAATGAATTTTACAAATTAAAAAGTAAATATGAAAGTCAAATTGCAAAAGAAAAAGGAGCTATAATAGGGGATCGCAAGCTTAGTTGGAAAGAGAAACGCGCGGACTTTCAAAAATTCAAACCTAAGTGTGTAAATTGCAAAAGGCCCGTAGGTTCTCTCTTTTCTATAAAATATGATGATGAAAATAGCAATCGTATTTTCAAGGCTTCTTGCGGCGATTTAGTAGATCCATGCAACTTTCTTATTGTATTAAGAACAAATCCAGATTATCTTTATACAGATATGATCAAGACAATTGAAGATGAACTTAATGAACTAAAAAATGAAGTAATTAGTTATAAAAATAAAGTTCTTTTCGGATATAATAGTTCTGAAGAGTCTATTGAATTTTTTGATAAAATAAAAGACAATATTGGAGAATTGTCAAGTTATTTGGAATATAATTTGAATAATTTTAACAATACTGTGAATAATAAAGAAAAAAATATTATGATTATGGAATTGAAAGAGCAAATATACAATACTTACATTTTAAACATAAGATCTGCAATGGAAAATTTTTTAAAAACAAACGATACACAATATGTTAGAGATGCGGTAGATATTTATGTAAATATTTTAACCCCGAAATTAAATGAACTTATGGGATTGCAATATAAAAGTTATTTTGTTGAGTTTAATGAAGAAACCGAAACTTATCATCTAATACAAAAAAAATATACTGTTCAAGATATTGAAATGCCCAATGAAATCGTAGTAGAAAATTACGATTTGGGTCCCGGCAAATTAGAAAAACAGGCTAGCAAACCAGTAGAAAAACCTAAAAAACGCAAGATTAAAAAAATTATAGTAGATGATGATGAAGGTGAAGAAGAAATAGTTGTAAATATACCAACTTCAAAAATGCACGCGGCAGATGAACCCATTTTCAGAGCGGATGGAAGTATTACATGGAGCGACCCCAATTACGAACGAATATGGATAAAATTAGATCAAAAATATAAAAATGCTTTGATGAAAGACATTGATTGGTTAAAGAAAACAATGAATGAATATATTAAACAAGATAAGATTGGTAAAGGGTTTGCCTTTGTTCCTCCAGATAATTTGATTTATCCACCCAATAAAACAGAAGAAGGGTACGATTTCGGTTATAAATTATACAATGACATTTTCAATCAATTGCCAGAATTTCAGAAAAATACATTGCTCACATTACCAATTGACAAAGATGATAACAAAGGAATGAAATATGCGATCAACAATATTATTGCCTCTGCGTTGAACTTTAGAAAATATTAGAATTTTCCACCTAATTTTTATATAAAATATACAATATGTATATATGCTATTAAAATATATACATATTCCTTTATTTTTTATAAGCTTTGCCATAGGACTTTTTTTTATATATGTTTTAGGACCCAAAATGAAACACATATATATTTATCCTAGCCCAGACAATATTGACAATGTTTTATTCCAAGACAAAACCGACAACTGTTTTCGCTTTAATATGAAAGAAATAAAATGTCCCAGCGATGGAAGTGACATATTTATTGCACCTGTGCAAATATAATAATCAAGTATAATAAAAATTAAGGCATTTTTATTTATCGTGTTAATATAAATGGCTTATTTGGGACGTTTTCTTCATACTGAAACAGGAAAAATGATTATGTCTATTTTATTAGGTTTAGGTTTAGCATCTTTATTCAGAACTGTATGCAAAGAGAGAAATTGCATTATTTTTCATGCTCCACCCATGAAAAACGTCAAGGACAAAATATATAAATATGATGAAAAATGTTATAAATTTAATCCTATTTCTGCACAATGTAATTCAGATAAAAAAATAGTATCTTTTTAATAATTTGTATATACAATATTTTGGTTTGTTTAAATTATTAAATAAAAATATTTTTTATATTATATGCAAATTATTAGTTATTGTTGCGGTACATGGCCTAATGTAGGAGGCGTTGCAAGATATGATACTCAGTTAAAGTTAATATTTCCAGATAGAACTTTTTTTGCTGGACCTGCGCAAAAAAATGCAATGTTAGAATACTTAAAAAAATGTGATAATCCAATTGTTATTACCGACAACCATCTGGCCATTGATATACCCAACGAATATCCACTATTATTAGTTCATCATGGTTGTGCATTGACTACTTCAGAAAGAAATCCAGACTGGGACCCATATTGGCGAGATTTATGTTGCAATGGACAAAAGAAAATGTTAGACTATCGCGACCCAAAAAATACTTGGATAATTACAATAAGTGAAGCATGCACAGTTGATTTTCATAAATATTTTCCAGATTTGTATAGCAAATTCAGAAAAATAAAACTTTTGCACCCATCTGAATTGAATGAAGAAAAAACCAAAGATAAATTTAATAACCAACCTATTATTCTTGGAAATTGGGATCATCCAAAAAAAGGCAGACATTTGCTTCCTAAATTAAAAGAGTTGCTACCTGAATTTAAATTTGTTCAATTAAGAATAAGTCCCATCAGTGGTGAAAGTTTAGAATCTTTTAATAATAGAAAACAGCAAATTTATTTAGATGCGGATATGTTTTTACAAATAGCAAATAGTGAAGGAAACTCATATGCCACACTAGATTCTCTAATTAATGGTTTAGTTACAATTTCAACAAACGTAGGTGCATTTTATAAAGATGTATCAAAAGATGCTTATGTAGAATTAGAATGGAGCAAATGTTATGGAGATAATATAGATTATGATTATTTATGCAAACAAATTAGATATGCATGGGAAAATAGAGAAGAATTATCCAAAAATGCAAGAAAATGGTATATGGAAAATTGTAGGTTTAGTGATTGGGAAAAGAAAATGAAAGAAGTTGTAAATGAATTTTATGAATATAATTATAATAAACAAGAGTAATGCATTACGAATATATTTAAGAAAAAAGAATTTATATGAAATATTTTGCGTAATTATTATAATCAATCAATCTTTATACTAATTATGAGTGATACTACAAGCATTATGGATTTACCAACAGACCCAGTTGGAGGAGGTGGTGTAACCAATAATATATCTATTAGTGCCACTGAAAAGGCCGATGCCCCTATAGCAACTGGCACTAATATGACATTAGATCAAGGAACAATTAATCAAATTGTGAATGGATTACAGCAAGCTACTGCATTAGGTGCCACCAAATTACCTTCTAGAGACATTCCTATGACTACAACCAATATCATGGCGGATCCACAAATGCAACCCAATTATGTTCCACCGCCTCCGCAACAAGTGAGAGATTATATCGAAGATTGTGATGAAACGGATGAAATTATCAACAATTATAATAAAAATGCGAATCGTTCTCAAAATTTAGACGACATGTATAATGAAATACAAATGCCTTTATTATTGTCTGTTCTTTATTTTCTTTTTCAGCTACCCTTTTTTAAACGTCAATTGTTCAAATACTTTCCGATCTTGTTTGCTAGCGATGGAAATTTGAATCTGAATGGATATTTTTTTAACAGCATATTATTTGGTCTGATATTTTATTTATTGAATAAAATAAATACGCATTTTGCTACCTTTTAGATTATTTTCAACTTATTTATTATTCGTTATATAATAAAATAGCTTATACTTTATTATATTAGTGATTCAATTCATGATTGAAGAATATATTCAAAAACTTATTATTAATTTACCTGACCATTGTAAAAATATAAATAAACCTCTAAACTTAGATTTGGTTTTGGATGGAGGAGCATTTAATGGAAGTTATTTGGTAGGTTCTTTATACTTCTTGAGAGAAATGGAAAAACTCAAATATATATGTATAAAACGTATTTCTGGGTGTAGCATTGGTTCTATTGCAGCGCTCCTTTATTTTATAGATTCTCTAGACAGTATGTCAGATTTATATGAAATATTTTATAATGATTTTAAAAGTAATTATAATTTGAATAAACTCAAAAATATAAAGGACATATTAAACGATAAAATACCTAATGATATTTGTAGTAAAATTAATGGGCGATTTTTTATATCTTATTATAATATTAAAAAAAATAAAAAAGTAGTTCGGTCGCGGTTTAAAGATACAAATGATTTAATCCGGTGTATTATACGATCTAGTTTTGTACCCTTTTTAATTGATGGAAATTTTTTGTTAGAGCAAAAATATATGGATGGTGTCAATCCATATTTATTTGAGCGATCCATTGACCGAAAAATTCTCTATTTAGATTTATTTGGAATGGACAAAATAGGAAATCATTTTAATGTTAAAAATGAAAAAACCAATTATCATCGCATATTGCACGGTTTATTGGACATTCATAATTTTTTTATCAAACAGTCTAGCACCCAAATGTGCAGTTTTGCAGATGAATGGAACATTTTTTATCGTTTTCGCAACTCTTTGAAGACGTTTATAGAGAGAATATTAGTATTTGTAATATGGTTTATTGTTTATAGCAAAAAATATATTTCATCCGATTTTATGAAATCTCCTATTTTTAAATTAGGTAATAAAGTTTTCAGAGAATTTCTAAAAGGCATTTTAGAATACTATTGTTTCTAGAATAGTTGTAAAAAATAATATAAATAAAAAATATATAGAAATATAGCTATGTCGACTAGAGGACTTTTTATATTTAAGTACAAAGGCAAATATTATGTATTTTATAATGGTCACGACTCATATCCAGATGGACCTTATGGTTTGGGGGCAAGATTGATTGCAAATCTTAAGAAACTAACTCGCGAAGATATTTATAAATTATTAGAGCAATTTCTTTTATTGCTAGATGATAGAAAAGAAGAACATAATGAATCTGGAGAAACGGATTTTATATCTATTGAAAATGCTCTAACAAGACCGTATTGTTACTATAGATTCTTTATTAGAGATAAAGAACCCAAAAAAAATCTTGTTGTTCGTAATATAGAGGATATCAATTGGGATTTACATGATATGGAATTTGTATATATTATGAATTTTGACCAAGAATTATTTACTATAAAGGAAACCTATTTTAATTTTCAAATCCATTATCGTTTATTTAATATTCCTGACGATTGGGATGATTTATGTGCGAGAGTTGCAGAGAATGAATATGAAGAATAAAGTTTGATTTAGATATTTTTATTAGTTTAATTTTATTATTATTTTTAGAAACAATAATAAAAAACGATGGACACTATTTCAGAAAATATCATGCCAGAAGAAATGCCTTTTGCTTTGTCTGAACATTGGCTTATTGTTATTTTGTTATTAGTTGCATCCTTGGGTGGATATTGGGCTTACAGACATTTTTCCAAAACTGAAAGTTTTGAAGTAGAAAATCATGGAGAAAATGACCCATCTAATATTAATTATTGTGAAGGAGGAAAATGCTATTTGTAAATTTTAATTTCTAATTATTACGCTTTCTTCGCGTCTTGGTCTTTTTAAATAAGCTTAAAAATCCCTTGTTAGTCCGGCGCCTTTTAGATTTAGATTTTTTTGTTTTCATTTTAACAGGTTTTGATTTAGTTTCGTCTGGCTTATAGCTCATAAACCATTCATCATATAATTTTTTATTTTTAGAATTTTTCAATTCTCTATACTTCTTGGCCTTTGCAGCGCGCATTTCTTCTACACTTTCTTGATGTCCATAACACGTAATACTAAAACGTCTAAGAAGACCTTTCTGTTCTAATCTATTCTTTTGTTGCACATCAAATAAAAACTTTGCTATGCATATATTTCTCTCTAAGAAGTGACTATAATAAGGTCTATTTGAATACAAAAATGCCAGGTAAAAGCTCAACATAGTATCTATAGTTGCAACCTTTATTTTTTGCCCTTTGATTTTCACTACATTATAGCTGTGACAAGCAATGGGTTTATAAATAAACGCAATAGTGTCGCCGCCTATTTTAATTTCATAATGGATAGGCACAATTTCACCCACAGGATCATGTTTAATAACCTTGACATTTTTAATATCAATATCTTTCAGACGTTCTTTCACAATTTCAGCGGTTGTTTCAGGATCATTGGACAAAACATCAAAGTCTGCCACATTTTCCAGCTTCTGTCGCAAATTTTTAGGCATATATTGGGAATACATTGCCAAAGATAAACCTCCAAAAAATACGACCCCCTGATTAATAAGTGTATTTCTCACATTTTCAAAGATGTCGTCTTCTTTCCCTTTATTTGACATTTCTCTCTGATAGTCCAAATCAGAACAATTAATATTCGTGATAGGATGATGTTTATTTAACAATGTTAGACGTTTAAGCACCTTTTCCCATCTGCTCGTGTCTCCAGCGGGTCTGCTCAACTCTAAATACATACTCATTCTTAAAAAATTTGGCGGTGCGTATAATATTCCTCCTACACTTATGGAATCGGTCTTTAAAGCATTAAATATTTCTTTAGGGACGAAGGTTATATCTGCAATCGGCATGTAATTTACAAAAACCTTGTAGGTTCCATGATGTTGGCCTGATTTAGCCTCTACATCTGTAAAACCTTTCTTGTAATATACGTCTGCCAATTCTTTTGCATCATTCAATGCATCTGCAGAGAAAAAATCATAATCCGGAACCTCTACATCCTTGTTATAAAATTGGTCTTCTTCAGGCAGTATATTATTAATAGCAGTGCCTCCATAACATATTAGCGACTTGCGTTTAATAAAATCTTCCACAATTTTAATGACTTCTTTTATATCATCAGAGCTAACAATTCGTTTCCCTATTTTTTCCTCTGCTTTATCAACTGCCATACGTAAAATAGCCAATTCACAATCTGCAAATGTTAAACCTTTGCATGGGTTTTTTTCTTTCATGAGTATCTTATATAATGATGAGAATAAATACTAAATTTAATTTGTTAAACATTTAGTATTTATAAATTATAACTATAATAATCGGTAGATACACTACGTGTTGCATAAGAATATTCTTCTTTTTGTGGTGTAGGTTCTGGTATAGTAACAGGAATGTAACGAAGACGTTCTGGTTTCAAACAAAATGCATAGGTACAATTATCAAAGAAACTATTATTTTCTATTAAAAAAGAGTCCTCATATTGATATCTCATGGCGACTAATTGACATCCTGCTTCACGACATAAGGCCCCACTTGGGTTTGGTGGGTTGGATCCTTCATCTGGCAAAACGATACTCATACCTGTTCTATTATAATCCTGTAATTCATTAATATCTGGATTATTTTTAACACCATAATAATCATACAATCTCATAAAAACAGAACCACTCGTCATATTTACATATTCTGCCAATTTTTCGTTTTCTAAATAGGCTGTATTTGAACGATCTACAATTAAAACAACCTTATTCATAAAATTCAAAAGAGGAACCGTGCCTAGATTTTGATTATGATATTCATAACTATAGTCTTTTCCTAACATTATATCCGTATAAGACTCTATAATTTTCGCTAAATTAGTATACATAGTTTGATTATTGCTCATAAATCTCAAATGAAGAACCACTGGATCTGTATAGTTTGGACTTGATCCAGCAGCAAAAGCATAATCATTAATTGTTTTCATAACATCTGCAAAAGTGACATAATTAAATGTTTCTTTCACATAAAAATTTTTGGTAGTAGAAGTCGCAACGACTGGTTCATCATTGATTGAATAAATTGCAAAATCATAACCACGGGTTCCATTTCTAATAATTGCTTTTAAATTACAAACATCTACAAAACCATTAGAATAGGTTCCTCCACTGCAAGCATTATAAGCAGTTTTAATGTAATAATCGTAAAAATTATATTTGCAATTTTCATCATTTTCATTAATAGGTCTAATTTCTCCATTATTTGTTGAATAAAGAGAATTCATATTACTACATTGACGTTCTTTTTGTCCTCGTTTAAAAATAATATAAATAAGAGTTATTGCAATAAGAATAAGTGTGAATGCTAAAATAGCATAACTAATAAATTGTTCTTTAGTATCCATAATAGCATTTAAATTTTGTTGCGTTGTACTCATGTCTAATATATATTATTATTTTTTATATATAAAATAATATTATTTCTAACAAATAATTAAAAACTAATTGTAATATATATTTAATATGGCAGGTGGATTAATGAATTTGGTCTCTCAGGGACAACAAAATATTATATTAAATGGAAACCCATCAAAAACATTTTGGAAGGCTACTTATGCAAAATATACCAATTTCGGTATGCAAAAATTTCGCGTTGATTTTGAAGGTACGCCTACATTACGTTTAACAGAAGAATCCACATTTCAGTTTAAAATACCTCGTTATGCTGATTTATTGATGGATTGTTATTTATCGGTTACATTGCCTACGATTTGGTCTCCTATTTTGCCTCCTCAACAAACTGGTCAATTAGATGAAAATGGTAATCCAATCTATACAAACTGGGCACCCTATGAATTCAAATGGATTGAAAATTTAGGAGCTCTTATGATTAGCAAAATAACAATTACATGTGGCAATCAAAAATTACAAGAATTTTCAGGACAATATCTATTATCTATGGTACAGCGCGACTTTACAGGAACCAAAAGGGCACTCTTTGATGAAATGATTGGGAATACTCCTGAATTGAATGACCCTGCCAATTCAGGCGCGCGCGTAAATACATATCCAAATGCTTATTACACCGACAATCCAGCAGGAGCAGAGCCATCTATTCGCGGGCGCATTCTTTATATTCCTCTCAATGCTTGGTTCAACCTAAAAACACAAATGGCTTTCCCATTGGTCTCTCTACAATACAATGAACTCCAAGTATATATTACTTTCCGACCGGTAAATCAATTATTTGTTATACGTGATGTATTAGATTATGTAAATAATTATCCTTATGTAGCGCCCAATTTCAATCAATATTACATGCAATTATATCGCTTTCTTCAGCCTCCACCGGATGAAATATTAGGAATCAATTCTTATACAGATATACGCACCAATTGGAATGCCGATATTAATTTGAATTGCACTTATTGTTTTCTCTCTTCCGACGAACAAAATGTCTTCGCAAAGAATGAACAGAAGTATTTGTTCAAACAAGTTCATGAAAAGAAATTCTATAATGTTACTGGTTCAAATAAGGTAGAACTGGATTCCATGGGTCTTGTTACGAGCTGGATGTTCTTTTTCCAAAGAAGTGACGCCAATTTGCGAAATCAATGGTCCAATTACACCAATTGGCCTTACAATTATTTGCCGTCTGATTTAGTGCCAGCCACGACAGTCGGACCTTACCCAATTGAAGGTCATGGTACCATTGGTCCAGGTGTGAATCCAGATGGAACCTTATCCGGTCTTTTTATCACAGGCGTTTATAGTCCGCAAAATGCAAAGAGTATTTTAATAGCGCTTGGAATTCTCTTAGATGGTCAGTATAGAGAGAACATACAGCCTGCGGGAGTTTATAATTATATTGAAAAATATGTTAGGACAGATGGAGCAGCTCCACAAGGGCTTTATTGTTATAATTTCTGTCTCCATACATCTCCTTATGATATGCAACCGTCTGGCGCAATGAATATGAATCGCTTTACAACCATTGAGCTTGAATTTACAACCATTGTTCCTCCCTTAGATCCATATGCACAAGTATTAACCATCTGTAATCCGGATACTGGTGAAATTATTGGCGTAAATAAACCTACATGGAGAATTTATGATTATAATTTTGATATGACATTGTTTGAAGAGAGAATAAACGTGGTTACATTTGTGGGTGGCAATGCAGGACTAATGTATGCAACCTAACTTTCAGATATTTACATTTTTATATTCACAATTAGTATATAAAAATATATTGATCATTATAATTATCTATTTTGAATGAATGATGAAGATCTAAGAATATTACCTTATACAGCAACATCTCTTTCTATTATTGGTAGATTTCTATTCATGTTTTTGTTATATCGTAATAAAAGTACAAACAGTATATCCTTAGTCTTTTGTTGTCTTAGTATATGTTCATCTGGAATGTGGATATATTATAGCACCATGCTAAATGACACACCCATGATAGTAAGAAGTTCTACAGAAATAACATTGCTAACTATTTCTGCTATCTATATTGTCAAAAATAAAATGCAAATGAATCAAAATAATCAAGTTTTGCCTACATAATTGTTGTTATGCTAGAAACTCATCTTTATCATCCAATGCATCTGCTTCTATAAATATCCTATAATGGTTCCAAAGAGACGTATAAAATGCTTTATTTATAGGCGGATTATGTTCAAATACAAAAATATGATTTTGCATATCATCGTTATGAGTTATCAAAGATAATTTCCTCTTTCTCTCTAACAATTTGCCAAGGTAAAATAAATTACCATCAATGAGTTGCATTAAGTATTTTTTACTATTGATCTCAAGTTCATTTCCATTGAGAGCAGGCATAATAAAATTATAATAGATTTTTATAATTTTATTTTCTATATTTTTATTTTTGTTTTATCTAATAATTTCCAGATATAATTATATAACTCAAAAATATACCAAAAAAGTTCTTAGCAAATAAGTCAAGAATATTATAGCATGCATTTTTCACGTAGTAAGGTAATACCGCGGCTACACCATATAATGACCAAAAAAAGAAAAAATACCAAAAAATCATTTTGGCTGCATTATTACCAATAACATAATTTTCATAAATTATGTAAAAATAAATAAAAAAGGGAATAAATCCTAAAAAGACACCTAACAAAGTTGGCAAAATTTTCATTTCACCTAAAAACCCAAATAATAACATCATCCAGTTCAAAATTAAAACGTAGGATATATTTACCCTGTTCTCTCTAATAAGGTCTAATAATTGTAATTTTTCGGTGTCATTTGTTTCTTTATGTTTCAAGTATATAAAATACATGATCAAGGTAATCAACATTGTTGGAGTTGTAATAACCCAATCGGCATAACGTTTTGGTGTTATATTTGCAATGGTTGCAATATTATATGCTAGCCATAAATAAAATAATCCTTCTATCATTTGAACTGAGAGTTCCATGATCAACAATTGGCGTATGATAGTATAAGGAGAAGGAACTTTAATAAACAATGAAAATATTTCTATTATGCCAGTAATTACCTGTACAACAATAGATATTACTAATGTATTATAAAAAATATCCTTCGCGTTCATATATTATTTTACTATTTTTTATTTTTTTTATTTTTTATTTTTTAATTATTTCTTGCCACGTTTTTGTATAATAATCCATTTTAATGACAGATAATACACTGGATTTTAAAAAAGGTGTGACAATTTTATACGACAAATTTATATAAAATGTAGGATTTATAATAATTATTTTTTGAAGATTTGAACTAAATTTATTTGAAATGAGTTTCGCCAATTCAATCGCAATACTAGGATACATAATATGTTTGAAATCAAAGCCAGTTGAATCAAATATCCATATCCATTGTTTATTTCTAGGCATTTCCGATAAAACGCCATTATAATGGCTTATAATACCATCTAAATCGTAATATAATTTTGCCTGAGAAGGACATGTATAATAATAAATCATTTCATCTGTTTCTTCTATTTTTTTCAATGAATGTGCAAAAGGATCAATAGAGCAAAGCGGACAGACATATGCCATATTTTAACCTTTACAACTGTTCTTTAAATAGGTTAAAGAAAATATAATAAATTCCCAAAGTAACTTAAAGACCCCTATCGAAATATTGAATATTTTTGGGTCCATTCTGAAAAACATTTTCGAAAAATGGA